GCAGCTCCCTGGTAATGCCAATACGGCATTATCCGTACTCAGTGACTAATAAGCCACTGAGGTCCACCTGCGTTTTAGCTTTACGCGACGCAGATACGCGTATTGATAGGGCTTCGTCCCGAGCTCGGCGAGATAATGCCGATATAGCTCACTCCAGTCTGACCTGTCCTCACGTTTCCATAAGGTCATTGGTAATGACCTGTACGTGATGGATTGAACCGCCAGCGCACGAAATTCAGTGCGTTGTAGGTCAGAATTGTACCTAGTACAATTCCTAGGGAAGTCTTGGTTCGCGACAGCCTTGTCTGCTTTTGTGGCAGCTACTTGTCGTACATACCAGCAAGGGGCCGTGTCAGAAATGACAAACGGGCTCCCAGTCTCTTGCGGAGACTGCTGGTGTCTATCAGAAGAGGTTTCCCACGGATTTATAAGTTTCCGATGGGGATCACGTTCTGAAACCGGTAGTTTACCGGCGAAGCTTTCTATGTGTTTCTTAACATAGTCAGCTGCACGATAGTAGCATTTTTGGAAAAGCATATTTGATATGCTAACCCACGAAGCAAAAGCTGCCCCATCAATTGGGGGTATGGTGGACGTGCCTTTCGGCACGCGTCTAACCTTCTTCCTTATTTCCTTTTTTGGAAGGAAGGTTAGTGGTTGACTCTTTATTTTAATCGGAGTCACCACTTGGCCACGGTAGGCATCACATCCACAGGACTCTCGAAAGAGTCCAGTATAACAGCATTTCTTCTCATTGAGGCGCAAGCCAAAATAGTGGAAATACTGAAGCAGGAATTGTTCATGACCTGCACGGACGATGATGTCATCCCCATACACATAGACGGAGGCTAATGCCTGTCTCAACGGCACTTTGCCCACTATGTGTATACATCCTACTGCGAGTGCCCAGAAACATACGGCTTCAACTGGGAAGCAGAGTGCGCTCCCCATCGGCGCGTACTTGCCCATTCGCACTAACCTGCCATCAGGCAGCTCAGTACTCTTGGATCGAAGCGCTAAGAGAAATGGGAGTAAACCAGTCTCCCGAAACACTTCTTTCACGAGGGCAATTGACACCCTATCGGAGGCATCTTTTAAGTCTAGCGTCGACCACTTTCCATCTTTTGACCCTTCAAGGGCCAATCGACGGTTAATACTTTGGTCAGAAAAATTAACATGACCTCTTGTAAGTGGATGACGCTCGATCCTCGCAACGAGCTTTCTACCAAGTCCCTGTTGTAAAAACTGGATTTCAAGTGGTTCGGCAGAAATAAGCCGAGGGCCACGAGAGTCCTTTGGGACCAACATTACTTTGGCAACCGGTTCAGTGACATGGTCCATTGACCAATAACTGTCCCAATCGTCAAAAAGGTGTCTACCATTGAGAAAGTAATGCTCAGTGGCAGGGTAGAGAACCTCAGCATCGTCATAGATGCGCTTAAACTGCATCTTCTGATGGGGCTTTTCGCCTGTTGCTACGGCGCCAGGCCCATGCTTTGGTTTAATATCTCTCGCATTAAACGCTCTAAATAAATCCCGAACAAGGGATCGAGCGGATGCAAGGACATTAGGCTCAAGACGAGTGTCAACAGTGCCAAGGTGTGTAAAATCCTTCGGCAAACCGTTGTCCACGAGGGCAAATTTATTAAGAACTTTGCTCTCAATCTTAGGATCATACGGAACCTCCAATTTGTACCATGTCAAGCAAAACTGGTAAACATCAGTGATGGCGCAAATGTCAGCGTCATCTCTAACGTTCCCTTCAGGATCGAAAATAAGGCTAAGCAACCCCTTCAAAAAATGAGGGATTGCAGTACCACGCATTGTACTAAATTGTGGTATGGAGAGCCTTTTGCCTGTCAGGGCAAGCATGATTTGCTTGCCCATTGTAGGCAAAGTCTTGGTTA